CTATGGTCGTTCCTGGCGCGAATGGAATACGATGCAATCCGAGAACTTCGACGCGCTGTCGGATGATCAGGAATCGCACACGGCCGCCATTCGCCGCGACATGGCGACCTATGTCCTGAATGGTGACACCAGCATCACCTTCCAGGGTTCGGTAGGCTACGGCATCCGGAACCATCCGAATGCAAAGGCGATCAACCTCGGCGCAGCCGCGGGTGGCTACAACATTGACCTGACCTCCGCCTCCACCACGGCGGATCAGATCGATGCTTTCCTCACCAACGGCATTGGCGGCGCCCTTCGCGCCAACAAGCTGAATGGGCGCAAGGTCAATCTGTATATCTCTGGCGAGATCATGCAGAACTGGTCGCGCAGCTATTCGGGCTCCGAAGGCTTCAAGGGCGGTCGCCTCATCGACTACCTCCGCACCCATCCGAATATCAACAAGATCGAGGAAACCTCGCTGCTTTCGGGCAACGCGTTCTTCGCCTTCGTGCCGGATGCGACCTTCATCCGACCGCTCGTCGGTATGGCCGCCAACACCACGGCCATGGTCCGTACCAACCCTGTCGATGATTACAACTTCCTGATCATGGCAGCGCTGGGCATCGACATTCGCGCGGATTGGAACGGCGCTTCCGGCGTCTTCTACTCCACCGATATCGATTAACGAGTGTGCCTCGCCTTCGGGCGAGGCGTCCCGCAACTGGAGATCATCAACATGAAGATCGAAATCACTGGCCGTGGCATCTACGGCGCAAAGGGCGAAGTCCCGGTCGGCACGCAGTTGACCGTCGAGAAGGAGCCGAAGGGCTGGGAAGGGCGGTACCGTGTCGTTTCCGGCGGTCCCGCCGACGGCAGTGAAGGCGTCAACAACTCCGCCTACAAAGTCGAGACCAAGGGCGGCGGCTATTACGTCGTCACCAAGGATGGCGAGCCCGTCACCAAGAGCCTCCGCAAGGATGATCTCGATGGCTTCGATGGTATGTCCGAGGAAGACAAGGTCGCCCTCGTCGAGCTGCATAAGAAGGAAGCCTGATCAATGGCAGGCTACGGCGACGATACGGGCTTCGCATCCTGGCTGACTGATAACGGCTATGTCCTGCCCGGAACCGCGCCGTCGCCGGCCGTCCTTCGCAATCGCGGGAGCCAATACATCGATGCGGTGTACGGCTCTCGCTTCCTTGGCAGCGTGGTAGACCCGCTGCAGGAGCGCCAGTGGCCGCGCGAGCGCGCGATCGTCAACGGCAAGCTCTTGCCTTCCGATGTGGTCCCACCTGCCGTGATCAACGCCTCATATCAGGCCGCCTATCAGGAGGGCGTGAAGCCGGGGAGCCTCACGGCGATCGGCACGTCCTCTGGCGCCGTCAAGCGCGTCAAGGTCGGCCAGATCGAGAAGGAATACCAGACGGCGAAGGACGACGGCACGGCCTCGGCCATCACGCCGCTGATCTCGATCGTAGATGGCATGCTGGCGCCGTTCCTCAAGGATGAGTATCTCCTCTCTCTCGGCATCTGGTCGGTGGGCTGCTGATGGCCACGTTCGACTATGCAGAGATCCAAGCGGTCGCCCATGAGCTGATCGAGGAGTTCGGCCAAGAGGGCACCGTCAAGCGCATCACGCCTCCCGACCCGGTTCTCGGCGGTGACGGCACAGAAACGAGCTACCCGGCCACGCTGGTGCCGATGACCTATGACCAGCGCTATATCAACGGGACGACGATCCTGACGACCGACCGGCAGATCTACATTTCCTCGGTGGGCCTAGCTGTCGTGCCACAGGTCGGTGACATCGTCTCCGCCGGCGGGGTCGAGTACCACGTGATTGCAAACGACACCCAGAATCACGATGGGATCGTCAGCGTAGTGCATATCGTTCAGGGGCGGCTTGTCTGATGGCATCACTGCAGAGCAAGCTTGACGGCCTGATAGAGCAGTTAGCCCCCGAGATGGAGGCAGCATTCCGACAGGCGGTTCAAGGGATCACCTCAGAGATAGTCCTGAAGGAAGTGATCGATCGATTGGAGCGGCAGGACATTGAGGGCGCGGTCGAGGCTCTCCACATCGAGCCGGCTGCCTTTCGTCCCCTCGCTGAGGCTCTGCGAATAGCCTTCAACCAAGGGGGCGTCCTGGTCACAGAGAACTTGCCGAAGCTTCGAGATCCAATGGGCGGACGAGTAGTATTCAGATGGGATGTCGGAAACCAAAGGGCTGAGGCGATCATCAAATCGTTGTCGTCCGACCTCATCGTTGGCATCGCGGAAGACACGAAACGGCTAGCGCGCGAGAAAATTGCCGCTGGCTACTCGCAGGGGAAGGGCCCCAAAAGCATCGCTCTCGATCTCGCTGGCCGTATCAATCGCATCACCGGAAAGCGAGAGGGTGGCCTTCTCGGTATGACGAGCCAACTCGCGCGCACAGTCGAGAACGCCAAGGAAGCCCTTGGTACAGGCGACATAGCGGGGATGAAGCGCTATCTGACCCTGAGCAGGCGGGACAAGCGTTTCGATCGGCAAGTGTCAAAGGCCATCGAGGAGGGAAGGGCGCTCCCAGCCGAGGCGGTCGAAAAGATCACCGGACGCCTAGCCTCTGGTTATGTTCGACTGAGGGGGCAGACGATTGCACGGACAGAGACGCAGGCTGCCGTCCATACAGCAAAGCATGAAGCCTACCAGCAAGGGCTCGACAAGGCTGGCCGGACCGATAGCCTTGTGACGCGGAAATGGCGTTCGATTGGCGATCGGAAGGTTCGGCATACGCATTCTGTCCTAAACGCAACTGAGGTGACCGGAATGGACGTGCCGTTCCAATCGCCCTCGGGAGCGTTGATGCGCTTCCCGGGCGATTCAAGCCTCGGAGCAGGCCCTTCCGAGATAGTGGCGTGTCGTTGCCACGTTGAATATAATTTCGACTTTGGCGCCGAATATGCGCGCGGTCTGACGCGCTGATGGCCGAAAACCTCAGCTTTGCGGCCCAGGTCTCTCGTTGGTGCGAGGAAGAGGAAGCCCGAAAGACAGCTGTCCTGCGCACCGCGGCGCAAATGGTGGCCAACAATGTCAGGCTCACCACGGCAGCAGGCGGGCGCATGCCATTCGACACCGGCAATTTGAAGAACTCTCTGATGGCTTCAACGTCAACCATGCCGGAGATCAAACCGGAAGCGGCTTCATATGCCGACAGTGGACAGATTGAGCTTGTAATCCAGGGGTTAGAGGTCGGTGAAACGCTCTATCTCGGGTTTCAAGCAGCCTACGCCGCTCGCATGAACTACGGCTTTGTCGGGCAGGACAGCCTTGGACGAGTTTACAACCAGTCGGGGTTTGGTTTCGTCGATGCTGAGGCCCAGAAGTGGCCTCAAACCGTCAAGGCTGCCGAACAGGCTGTTGGGGGCCAAGCCGGGTAGGGTCGGTGCCTTCCGTCATGATCAACAGCGCTCTTTGTAGAACGTCGAGATCGCGAAGAGCTGCGGTGAGCACAGACCGTCCGGCCTCAGTGGCCACCACCTTATTGCTGAGAAGCAAATAAGCCTCGTGGACAAGATCGTAGACTTCGCGGTCGCTCAACACCTTACTGGCCATAGGCCACGGATATCAGATGGCCGACAGTACGGAAATGAAAATATTCCAAGCGCTGGTCCTGAGGGCGCAGGCCTTCGTGCCTCCATCAGGTGTCACGGTTGTGCTGCCTGGGGTAGCGTTCGCACCTACTGCGCAAAGCAAGTTCGTCAGCGTTGAGGTGCATTTCAATCGGTCGATCGAGACTGACATCTCTCTCGAGAGCGATCCGATCCGGCAAGGCTTTCTCCGCACAAACGTGATGTGGCCCAAGGGTTCCGCCCAGGTGGACGCGATCAACCTCGCCGGCCAACTGCGCGAATACCTTCGCCGCGGCACCAAGCTCCTTCGCGTCGATACCGAGGTGCGGATCGACGAGGATCCAGAGATTGGCGTGATCGTCACCGGCGACACGCACATAACCGTACCAGTCACCATCCGGTGGCGGTGCTTCCCCTAACGAAAGGAAAGACCAATGGCTACGCTATACCCGGTCGCCGGATGCAAGATCTATATCGGTCCGGCAATGGATCTGCCAGACGAGGATGTCGACGCGTCCGACTTCACCGCCATCACCTGGACCGAGATCAAGAAGTGGACCCAGATGGGCGGTTTTGGTGATGCGTCCGCTCTCATCACCACGTCGCTGATCGATCAGGGCCGCGATGTTAAGCAGAAGGGCACTCGCAACGCCGGCAGCATGGCAAACGTCTTCGCTGTTGCCGCTACGGACCCAGGTCAGATCGCTGTCATCGCGGCTGAAAAGACCAATCAGAACTATCCGTTCAAGATTGAGCTCAACGACAAGCCGGCGGTCGGCGCCAGCCCGAAGAACTCGCTCCGTTATTTCGTCGGCCTCGTGACCTCTGCCAACGAGCAGGGCGGGGAAGCGAACACCGTTCAGAACATGAACGTGACCGTCGAAATCAACTCCAACATCGTCCGCGTTGCGGCGTCTGCCACCTAAGGAGAAGCCCTGATGGCAAAGACTGAAAACACCGGTGCTGTCGACCTCTCCACGCTCGACAAGGCTGTGCAGGCCCAGAACGATGGCATCGACGTCGATATCAAAGGGCTGGATGGCAAGACGCCGCTCGGCGTCTCGATCAAGGTGGCCGGTCCCGATAGCGATCGTCAGCGCAAGGCTGTTGACGCTCTCACGGATGAGTACCTCGATCGTGAGGACGCCAGCCACACAACGGCGGCCGAACTTGATCGTCGCGCGCTTCAAGTCCTAGCAAAGAGCGTCATCTCGTGGACGCCAATCAAGCTTGATGGAGAGGACCTGGAATGCTCCGAAGAGAACGCTGTGAAGCTCTTCACGCGCTTCCGGTTCATCCGCGAGCAGGTTGAGAAAAAGGCGGGAAAGCGGGCCTCTTTCGCCAAAAGCTGACGCGAGCGCTATGCCAGGCGCTTCGCGATCGGCATGCGAAGCAGAAACCCCTCATACCCATTGCAGCAAGGCATGTCTGGGACTGGTTTAGAGACCTGGACCGGGCAAGGTGCAGCACTGGGTATGGGTTCAACCCGATCACCTTCTCCGAGCTAGACGCATGGGCGAGGCGACGAAGGATATCCCTTCGTGATTGGGAGATTGATGCTCTCTCGGCCATGGACACGACTAAACTCAATCTGCTTCATGCGGATATCGAGAACAAGTCAAAGCCTGACGCAGAGAAAACGGTCACCTCTCAAAGGCCGATGACCGCGGATCTTTTCGACGCGCTTTTCTGACGCGGTATGGGGGCGGCTCGGTCGCCGCCCCGATTACTTGCTCCAAAGGCCGCCCGATTCAGCCGGCTTCTGCTCCTCCTCGTAGGCACGATAGGAATATGACCTGCCCACGATGATCATCACGAGGCCGCCCATGAAGGC